ATATTTAAACGCTCGTAAAGAACATATACTCCTATCTGCTCAACTACATGTAGGTTTATTAGGGGATCAAGTACATTTAGACGCTAAGAACACTATCAACTTTGCAGCACCTCGTGTACAGTTAACACCTGCTGCTAATAATCCTTTAGTGCGAGGAGAACAATTAATCACTGAGTTAGAAAATTTATACAGTAGATTAGCATCCCTAACAGAGACTCTATCAGATGTACTCAGTAGCTTAGACGTTGGTACCGATACAGTAGATGAATTAAAAGACCACTTAATAGATAGAATAGACAACGATAATCAAAAATTAAAAGAGTCTTTATTATCTAAAACCGTTTACTTAAGTTAATCATGCCTACATTACTAGAAGAATTACAGAAAGTACAGCCTTGTGATGGTAGGAGTTTAATCCAACTACTCAATCAACGAATTGTTCAAGAGATTATCAAATTAAAGAGATTATCTTGCGACGAAGTAGCAAATACTTTAGCAGGGTATGGGCTAGAAGGATTTTACCCTTGTGATTACCTAAACGAAGAATTCCTCGAGAAGTTAACAGATTCCGAACCTCTTGAAGCTATTTCTTCTGTATTAGTAAAAAGCGGATACCCTCCAAATTTACTGAAGATTTTTATTAAAGGATTAGGGCAATTAGAAGATAAAGAACTTCAAGAAACCGTTCAATGGCTAAGCCCGATCGCAGGAATACAAATACACCCGAACACTGCTAGGTATCTTCGCACCGATAGACCGGGAGTTTTCGGAACTCCTCTACAAGAACTTGCCCCACAGGAGACCACAGAAGTAAATAACTACTATCTTGAACAAGGTATCGCCAGTATCACTGAGCCTATTCTAGATCTAATTAGAGAAGAAGTACTTAATTTAATTCAATGTCCATCTCCTGAAGTATCTCAAAAAATAATTAACAGAGTCCAAAATCTTGCAAGAATAATAAATCAAGTAAAAAATAAATTAACCGAGTTTCAAACAATAGTAAACATAACAAGTGCTCTATTAAACGTACTGAGTAGAATTGTAGACACACTAAAGAGAGTCATAGTAGCTTCAGGTCCAGCAGTTGCTGCTGCTGCCGCAGCCCCTATCACTGCAGGTATTGCTGCTTTACTTAATAAGATTATAGGAGCAGCTGACCGATTAATAATCAAGTATGAACCTCGGATTGAAGCTCTAGATAAATCAACTTGTGCAGCAGCTAAATCTATAACATTTGTTGTTGCAAATGTAAACGTAGTAGATGCGTTTATTCGAGTAGTTGACGAGTTACTCCGTAGGTGTATCCAAGACTTAGCAGATTCGGACAACCCTCTATCTAGAAGCATAGCATCAGCACTAACACCTATCAGTGGCGGAACGTTTGCAAGTAGAGAAGTTACCTATAGAGGATATAAGATTGAAATACGAGTTAAAGAGAGTACAAATACGCTTAAGCAAAGATACGCAGTAGGGATTGATGCAAACGAAGTAGTAGCCATACAAGGACCTCTATCTTACAGCGCCAACGCAGAAATACTTATCGAAGAACTTAAACATAGAATCGACACATATTTAGGCTAAATCTATTTATAATTATGAAAGCATCTGATTTTAAGAATATTATTAAGGAAGCAGTAAGAGAAGCTATTAGAGAAGAGCTCTCTGAAATGCGACAACCGGTACAAGAAAGCATCCAACCTACACAGACTAAGTTGCAATCTTTAACCGGTAACCCTATCTTAGACGCTCTTAACGAGACTAGAGGTAGTATGACCTCTGAAGACTATAGGAATATTGGAGGAGGAGATTTTAGAGCTGATATGGCTCAAAGTTTTAATAGAGCTGCATTCACGCCTCAAGGTAGAGCAGCAAAACCTGTTTCTGATGATCCTCAAGCAGTAGCACAAGCAGTAGCATCAGCACCTAAGGTGGGTCTAGATTTATCTCAATTAGGGTTTGTAAACAAAGCAGCTGCTATTGTTAATGAAGCTGATAGAAAACAAAAAGAAAAGTTTAGCGTATAATGGCGTATAACAGACGTAAGATTGATCCACTAGATCTACAGCCAAGAAAAGCTATAGGAGTAGCTTTACCTTTTTCAGGTAGAGCTGTTTTTAATTCTACGTACCAAACTAAAGACGCTATCCGCAATAACTTAATCAACTTCTTTCTAACAGGGAAGAATGAAAGAGTGTTTAACCTTAATTTTGGAGCAGGATTAAGGAACTTGTTGTTTGAAAACATCACTCAAGACAGGATTGACGAAATTAGAGAATTAATCTTAGAAAACCTGCAGTTATACTTCCCAAGAGTTACTGTTAGAAACTTAACACTAGACTCAGCACCAGACCAGAACCTGGTACAGTTCCAATTAAGGTACGCTGTATCAGAAACAAATATAGAAGACGAAGTAGCAATTAACTTTGAAGTATAATGGCAGAAGAAAGAGACATTAAGTACGTTAATAAGACTTTTAGCGATTTCCGTCAACAGTTGATTGACTACGCTAAAAACTACTTCCCGGATACCTATAATGATTTCTCACCAACATCACCAGGTATGATGTTTATAGAGATGGCATCATATGTCGGGGACGTATTATCATTTTATCAAGATATTCAGCTACAGGAGACATTACTCCAGTACGCTCAAGAACCAGGTAACCTATATAGCTTAGCCTATATGATGGGGTACCGTCCTAAGATCAGTACTGCAGCAACAGTTGATATTGATATATTCCAGCAAGTAGATGCTATTGCAAACTCTCCTAACTGGAATCAAGCTCTAGTTATTCCTGAGAACACTCAACTAGAGTCAACAGCAGCAGGTCAAGCTCGATTCTTTATTGATGAAAAAGTTAACTTTGGATTTTCAAGCTCATATAGCCCTACTGACGTATCAGTATATGCTTCATCAGGAAACACTATTAACACTTTCTTATTAAAGAAAACAGTTAAAGCATTCTCAGGTGAAGTTAAAACTAAAACAGTATCAGTAGGTTCACCAGAGAGATTTAAGACGATTACTTTAGAGGATAGTAACATTATCGGTATCTTAGATATTACCGATAGCAGCGCTAACGATTGGTATGAAGTACCGTACTTAGCTCAAGATACTATCTTCGAAGAGTCTGCTAACGGAGGAGCGGATGCTAATTTAGCTCCATACTTACTAACGTTAAAAAAAGCACCTCGTAGATTCGTAACAAGATTTACATCTACCGGTAACTTACAGATTCAATTTGGAGCAGGTACTACAGGTCAAGACGACTCAGTAATCACACCAGATCCTACAAACGTAGGTCTAGGTACTGGGAACGGAGTAAGTAAGATCGATGTTGCTTATGATCCTTCAAACTTTATGTTTACAGGGACTTACGGTCTATCACCAGCTAATACTGCCTTAACCATTAGGTACTTAGTAGGAGGCGGTGTTGAAGCTAATGTACCAGCTAACACAGTCACTACTGTTATTAACCAGGGTACAGCTACAGGTATCGATACCTCTCAAGCTTCCACAATTGCTTACAATAACCCTAGAGCAGCTTCTGGAGGTAAGGACGGCGATACTGCTGAAGAGATTAGACAAAACTCTCTAAGAGCTTATTCCGAGCAATTAAGAGCAGTAACTAAGGAAGATTATATCGTTAGAGCATTATCAATGCCTTCTAAGTTTGGTTCAGTAGCTAAAGTACATGTACTGCAAGATCAATTAACAAGCACTAAATCTACTACAGATAATATTATCGATAGTAACCCTCTATCATTATCAATGTATGTACTAGCTTATGATAACAATAGAAAGTTAACAACTGCTAGCACTAATATGAAAGAGAGTCTCAAGCAGTATATATCACAGTACCGCATGTTAACAGACGCTATTAATATTAAAGATGCATTCGTTGTTAATATTGGGATTAAGTACGATATTGTTTTAAGACCAGGTGCAGTAGGCAGAGAGGTACTACTAAGATGTACTCAAGCTTTGCAAGAGCATTTTGATATTAGAAAATGGAACATTAACCAACCTATTAACGTAGGTACTATCTATAGTCTATTAGATAGAATCAAAGGTGTACAGACAGTACAGAACATAGAGATTGTGAATAAGGTTGGAGGAAGCTACTCACAATACGCTTACGATATTAAAGGAGCAACTAAAAATAACATGGTATACCCTTCCTACGATCCTTGTATATTTGAATTACGAACTCCCAATAGCGATATTGAAGGAAGAATAACAACATTATAAAATGGCAGTATTTAAAATATTCCCCGAAAAAGACGCTACTTTATATTCAGAGTACTCTAACATGA